CCACTCGCCATCCGCCGTCGTCTGCTCGGGCTGCGAGACGTTCTCGACAACGGCGCTCTTGATCCCGCAGTCCTCGAGGACGGGATGCCAGATATCGAGCGCGCGAGGCCGGGTGCCCGAGGGAGGCCGCTGCACGAGCTCTTTCCAAGAGTGCCACGCGTCCCAATCCTCCTCCGAGTAGAGGCGGAGCGCGACCTTGAATTTCGCGACGTCCATCCCGCGAAAGACGGTCGTTGCCCCAGACAGAGCGTAGCCCTTGCGGACGTCCCAGCGCCGCGGCGAGCTCGCCCCCGTCACCGTCGCTATGCCGGGCGACTCCCGCCCCGCGAGGCGGATGAAATCCACAGGCTCTCTGAGGGGAGTCCAGCTCACGCGAGGCCCTCCTGGATGACGAGGTCGCGGAGCACGTCGCCCACGCGGAGGCGCAGCGTCTCGAGGACCTCCGCACCATCGCTCGCCTGCGTGACGATATCTCCGATCGTGATCGTGATCGTCGAGCTCCGCCCCGCCGAGATGCCGCTCAAGTCGGGGGCGGGCAGCGCGGGAAAGCTCGGCACGTCGATGAGATCGCCGATCGCCTCATGAGCGCGCGGAGCGCCATCCTCGACCCCGAGCGCAAAGCCAACCGAAATATCATCGCCGTAGCCCTCAAAGAGCTTCGAGGGGCTTTTGATCTGTGCGACCTTGCGGAAACCTGCGGCAGCCGCGGCAGCGAGCTTGCCACCCGCTTTTCCGACCATCCCCCGCGCGTTGCCGAGCCCCTCCACAATCCCATACCCGAGGTTCTTTGCCGTCTCGACCCACGACGGCAGCTTGAACTCACGAATTGCCGAAAAGAGGCCCTCAAAGCGCTCCTTGAGGAAGATGATCACGTCAAGGACGACGAGTCCGACGCGTTTAAAATGCACCTCGACCTTGGTCGTCAAGAGCGTGAACGTCTCCGCCCACCAGCTCGCCAAATCGACCAGATTCGCGAGTCTATTTGCCAAGAACCCGAACTGAGCATTCGCTCGACGCGACATCGCCGCGCCCACCTCGTTCGACTTCGTGAACAAATTCACGAAACGCGAAAGGCTCTTCAGAAGAGGCTCGATATTGACCGAGTCGAAGAGGCTCGAGTAGTTGCGCTTAAAGCGCCGACCGAGGTTGCCGAGGCTGTTGAGCCGGCGCTGCGCGAGGCCACCAAAGCGCCTCTCCGCATCATCCGCGAGCTTCGAGACGTCTTGCCCCGCGCGCGCCGCGCTGGTCGCCATGAACACAAAGCTCTTGCCGTATTTCTCGCCGAGGGCCGCGCCTCGGATCGTCGCCCCGCGAACCGTATGCTCGAGCGCCTTGCCGCGGAGGCCCGCGCGATAGGCCGCCTCCGCATACCCTACGATCTGCTCTCGCGCGCCCCCCGTCGCGTCCGCGACCCTGTTGATCGCGGCCTGCATGCTCTCCGCGTCTTGGATCGCATACCTCGATCGCCCTCGGAGATGCGCCATCGCCTCGAGGCGGAGACGCTCGGACCGTGCAAGATCCGACTGCACCAGCGCGAGCTTGAAGAGAGCGGCATAGAGCGCGACGGCAGCGAGCGCAGCGGCGACCATCGCCCCGCGGAGCAGCATCATGCGGCCGGACGAGGTCTTCAGCATGCCGCCCATGTTTTTCAAGCGGCTGACGAGCCCGCCCGTACGCGCATCGAGCTGCTGCATCGCGCCGCCGAATCGGTTCGTTTGCTTGAATGGCGGCTTAACTTTTGCGAAAGTGCCGCCCAAATTCGTATATTCGCCCGTCGTCTTCGCGATGTTGCCCTGCAGCGACTTGACGCGCTCCTCGAGGTTTTTGTAGGCCTCGGACGACTCTTGTCCGCCCTTTTTCATGTCGCGCATAGCGCGCTGGAGCTGCGAGAGCTCCTTGCGGCCGCGCTCGATCGTCCCACGCATCCGCTCCAAGCGCTCAGCAGCACTCTCCGCAGGCCCGCTGACCTGATCGTCGAGAACTACCCTGAGCTGTGCGTTTGCGTCGGTGGCCATTTATCGCCTGTTATTTTGTGAGCGCAGCTACAAGCAGCTGCCTGATGATGGAAATGTCGTGAAAGGCCTCGACGATCTCGAGCGCGCCCGCATAGGCCGAGGCCTCCGCGATGACGCTCTCCTTTTCATCGTGGCCGAGGGCTGCAAGCAGGAGTGCCGCGCGGCGGCCGGGGTTGTCCCGAGCTCCTGCTCGCAGCTCACTTATTTTCCCGCAATCTCCCTCGACCTCCCTACGGCGAGGTCGTGGGCCGCGTCCGCGAGAAGATCGAGGACGGCGGGGTATTTGTTAAGCACGTCGGTAAGCTTTTGCGCGTCGGGATGAACGACCCCAGGGCGCGCGAACTCCTCGACGTCCTTTGTGGTGTATTTTCCGCGATCGCGGAATCGCTTATAGGTCGCGGGATGCGGACGCTTCATGATGATGACGCCGTCATCCGTCGAGATCGCCTTGAAGTCTTTACCGAGCTCGCCAAGCTCGCCCTCGTATTTTTCGATGAGCTCCGCGTCCTCGATCTCTCGTCGCGCCGCCCGAACCTTCTCGCGCAGCTCCGCCTCGGCAGATTTCTCCGCGCGACGCGCGTCGATCTCCGCCTTCTTCGCCTCGAGCTCGGCAAGCTCCTTCTCAAGTTCCTGAATGCTCATCAGACGATGTCTCCCGCCGCAAGGCTGCGGCCGTTGCGAGTGATCCGCATGACGTCGACGGTGACTTCCACGACGCTCTGATCCGTGCCCTCGGACTCAGAGATGGACTCGCCCGAGATGACGCAGTCCTGGATCTCGATCGTCACCGGGGAGAGCCCCGCCTCAACGTATTGGATCACGATGAGGAACGGAGGCGCGTCCCCATACGACTGGCCGTCAGGCGACATCGAGGCGAGCGCCGCGCAGAGCTTATCGTAGGAGTCAGCCGCCATCGTAAACGACGCCTCGGCCTCGTACTGACCTTTGGTCCGACCTCGAGCGCCGCGATGGTTGCCCGTGCCGTACCCCTTGCTCCGCTCGCGATTCTGCGCGAACGAGATCGCCGTGATCCCTCGATAGGGCTCGCCGAGGAAATACGCCTCGATGGAGCCCCACGAGTACAGGTTGCCGTTGATTCTGACCGCATCCATCAGACCGCCTCCAGTTGCATTGCCGGGTTGAGTAGCCCGATCTCGAAGTCGATGAACTCCGGATATCCGAGCGGGATGACGCGACCCGACGTCGTCATCGTCTTGGTCGCCAGCAGGTTGTCGGTGCGGCTCACCACGAACTGCCAGCCGCTTGCCTTAGGCGCCTCGCCGAGCAGCGATCGCATGACAGCGATGGCGCCACGCTCGATCTCGACGGCGTCCTGCTCGAGGATGAATCCCGTCTTTTTGCTCACCCGCACCGGACGATTGAGCCGGCGGATGAGATAGAGGCGCACGGCCTCGATCGTGATGTTGAGCACGCGCCGGTTCGGCACGATCGAAAAGTCGCTGCCCGTCGGGGAGAAGATCCGCGGACGGTTGATGTAGACGCCCTCGATGCCATCGAAGGTGCGCACAACCGTGAAGCGCGCATCGTCGAGGCCAGGGTAAACCGTCTCGTCATGCGCGATGAGGTTGCCGCTTCGATCGTGGATCGACACGCCCGGAAGCGGGCCGAGGTCGACAGCTGCGGAGTTGACGTGCTCCTCGAGGCTCGACTCGCGCGCCGCCACCGCGACCGACACGGGGCGGCGGTATTGCCGTCCGCTGACGCTCGACGCGATGATCGCATCGCCAGCGCAGAGCGTCCCGTAGATCGTCGTCTTCGCGCCGAACTCAAGAGAGAGAGCTGCGAGATAATCCGCCTCGGACTCGCCGGCGTCCGGCGTGCGCGCGTTGCCAACCCAGCGGCGATATTTGCCGATCCCGCGAAGCGCCGCAAGCTCGCCCTCGACGACGTCGAAGGCGGCAGCGTCCATCGCGCTCACGATCTGAAGGCTCTCCCACGCGATAGCCGTCGTGCGGAGCGTCTCGATCGCATCCTTGAGATCTGCTGCGCCAGAGACGGGGGCATCGGCGCGGAAGCTCGCGCGATCCCCTGCCTCGAGCGTGCCGGCGTCGAACTCGATCTTGATGCCGCCCGAGTCCGGGAAAACGAACTCATCCTCCGTGCCGAGCGCCGTCTCCGAGCTCCATGTCCGCCCCGCGTCGAGCGACCAGCGGAAGGTGATTCCGTCCACGCCGATCGTGCCGCCGCGAATCACCTCGAAGACGCATTCATACGCATCGTTCGGCGCGGTGCCGGAATCGTCGACAGTGATGACCGAGGTCCCTTCGCCGACGAAGTCCACCGCGTCATCGTCCGGGTAGCTGCCCGGATCGGAGTCCGATCGAATGAGCAGCACTGCCCGACCGTAACGTTCGAGCGCATAAGCGGCAGCCTCGACGAGCGGGCCGCCGCCAAAGGTGTCGCGGATCGGGCCGAGGCGACCGAATGCCGCAGGCTGATTGAGGGGACCCGAGTCGGAGGGGCCGACGATCGCCATGATCCGACCCGAGGTCGCAGGCGTTACGCCGAGCGCGCCATCGATCTCATGGATGTTTACGCTGGGGACACTCATTGTTCATCGTCTCCTTCACCGGGCTCAGGCGCGGGATCGGGTTCGGGGTCCGGCTCGGGAGCCGGCGCAGTCTCAAAGTGTTCGGACACGTCGAGGAGACCGACGTCGCCCTCGGCGCGGAGGCCGTCCTCGCTGGTGAGGACGCAGAGGCCGTCCGCGGGATCCGCCGATTCGTCGGGGATATTCGCGTCTAGCGCGAAGACCACGCGGAGGAGCGTGCCGCGACGGCGCTCGGTCCGGCGCGTCTCCCACTCCATGCTCATGATCGAGAGCATCCCGCTCGCGTGGTAAACCGCGCGAAACCAATAGTCATAAAGGAGACGCGTCGCGCGGTACTGCGCGAGCTCGTCCTCGGGAGCCGACGTATCCGAGGCGCTGATTTCGACAGTGAAGAGTTCCTGCAGCGTGCCGAGCGAGCGGTACGGCGAGACGTTCTTTTTTGCGCCGAGGATCGTGCCAACCGCGTTCGCGGGATCGCCAGGGATCCACACGATGCGGCGCTGCGCCGTCATCTGCCTCGCAGGCTCGCGCCAGCCGAAACGGTTCTCCGCGTCGACGCCCTCCGCCTTGAAGCGCGCGATTACAGCCTCGAAAACAGCCTCGATCGGATAGATAGGCTTCATGCTGCCGCCTCCATCCGCTCTTTCATCTTGCGCTGAAAATATTCCCGGATCTTGCGCTCCATCCGCGGAGTCAGGGTGTCCGGAAGGAGAGGTCGCCTGACATTTCCGCGCGCGTATCCGTAGTGGTGAAGGACGAGGTGGCGCTTATCGATCGTGATCGAGATCGTCCCGCGGTACGTCGTCAACCGGAGGCCGTCCATCGCCGTCTGGAGCGGGAGCTTCCGATCTTTGCGGCGGACCCACATCCGGCCCGTCACGGGCGAGCGACCCTCGCTGACCGATTGAGCGATATCGTCCCAGATGATCTGGCCGATATCCTGCGCCGCCTCCTCCGTGAAGTCGTGGAAGCCACGGAGGGTCGCGATCTTGTCGCGGATGACCTTCATCGCGTCAGCCATGAAAGGTCCCTCCGCGATTGCCGTCCTCGCGACGGCCAGCACGCGCTTGATCGTCGCGCCAAACATAAGGAGAGGACTCCGTGTAGGCGAATGGCGCGCCCTTGGAGATGCCGCTTTTCCGCGTATCCGCGCGCAGCGGCAGATCGAAAAGGCCAAACTGAGAGTTTGCCGCCTCTTTGATCTCCTCTTTCGCGTCGAGGGCATCGCGATCGATGCGATCGACGTCGAGATCGCTCGGATCCATCCCGATTTTCGTCAAGACCTCGGGATCGACGATCGAGCGGAGCCAGCCCTTCACAACGTCCGGCACTGGCTCGTCGAACGGCACGGCGTACCTCTTCGCGAGACGCGCATCGATCCAGCGAGACCAATGCGCAAGCTGGCCCTCTATCCATCCCGGATAGTCGTCTTGGGCGAGCTCAAGGTGTCGCGAGGACAGCTTGGTCAGGTCGGAGAACGCATCGAAGGTGAGGTAGCTCATGCAAAAATCTTGAGGCGGCGCGCACAAGGGGATCCCCATGCGCGCCGCGCTGGATCAGTCCGCTTGGCAGCGGAAGAGGAGGTAGGGATGTCCAGGAGCCACTGTGTTGCGGCCCTCGAGAATCCACTGGAATTCGCGCTTGCGCGCGAGCTCCGCATCCGACACGCCGTCATGCGTGATCATGTTGAAGGGCTCGCGATCAACGTAAGCGAACGCGCCCAGCTCATCGCCCGTGATCTCCTCAGCGACGAGGTAGTAGGTGTCATCCGACCCGCCCTCGTAGTTGCTGCCGAGCTCCGGCGCGAGGATCGGAGCACCGAGGCCGAGAGCCGCGATGAGATCCTTCGTGTCGTTCGGGCCGCTCGAGGCGCCCGAGAGGAAGAACGCGCTGGTCAGCTGAACAGCACGCGTGTAGAGCGCCGGAGGCACGAGGATCCCGCGCACAGCGAGGTTGCGCGGAAGCTGCCCGTTCGGCTGCTTGATCGAGGTGACATACGCCACCGCTTTCGCGAGATTGTCCTGCGCGGCAGCAAGATCGGGGCCGTCGATCGGAACGGCGCCCGGATAGATGCCGCTCGGCGACCCAGTGAAGTCGTTCGCGTAGGTGCCAGCCGCCGCGTCGAACGGATTCTGATCGTGATTCGTAGCGAAAAACGGCTTCCCGTCGTAGGTGACCGGGTTCGCGCGGATCGCCTCGGCGATGCACTTCTGCGGCCAGTACGCAGCGACCTTGCCCACATCGGATGCCCATTTGGCAGCGATATTCATCGCCTCGCCGCCCGGGATCCCGTTGTAGGTGTCGAGGATCGTCTCCTTTTTGAGGGTCAGACCCGCCGTCGCGTTCTCGTTTTCGAACTCAGTGTAGAGCCCGACGATATCCTCGAAGATCGCCTGCCCGCCGCCGTGCGAGGCGTTAGGCCGCTCGATCATCGCGGTGCTGAGGAGCCAGTTGATGCGCTCCATACGCGATTCCGAGTTGCGGCGAACAGCCACCTTGTCCCACCAGAGATTTTTGCTCAGGCGAGAGTAGTTGTCCGTCGAGATCCCGGTGATCTTCGCGTCAAGCGTGTGAATAAAATTCGGGAGTAGTGCCGACATTTCTCATCATCCTTTCTTCGGCGATCAGTCGGTGCCGCCCGCCGGGCCCTGCGCCCCCTCGGGGCCGAGGTTGAGAGCCATCTGAACGAGCACCCCATCGGACGAGACGCCCCACACGCGACCAGCCACGGAGCGGCCTGATCCCTCGATCGACACCGTCGCAGGGCCCGCGATGAAGCACATGCTTCCGATATCCGCGGCCGCCACCGGATCGTTCGCATCATTCGCGAAGCGATCCACCTGGATCTCGCCGAAGAGCCGGACACGCGCCTTGGCAACGCCGTCGCCTTCGAGATCACGATCGAAATAGCCGATCGGGAGAAGGCCTGTATCCTCATCGCCCGCGACGAGCTCGCCCGTCGAGAGGTCAATGCAGGCGATGTTGCCCTGCTCGGCAACCTCGTTGTCGGCGAGGACGTGCTCAAAATAGGACCACGACTCGCGCCGCGTCATTCGTCTAGCCATCTCAGGCCTCCTTCCTCTTCACGGCGCCGAAAACGACGCGGTTGCCGATGCGTTCAGCGACACGCTCAGTCGCTTCGAGGCCCATCACTCGGTCCATTTGGGCCGAGAGGACGGGATCGATGCGATCGGGGCTGGCGTAGTCTCCGCGAGCTCCGCCCACGACAGCCGTCGCAGCGATACTCTCGAGCTTGCCCGGGATCTTGGGGATCGCCTCGAGCGCGCCGCGGACGGCCTCGAGAGGCTGCGTCTCGAGCCATGCGACGGTCTCGCCGGGGAGATCGGGGCGAGACGCGAGCAGCGCCTTGCGCTCCTCAGCCTCGGCCTTTTCGGCCATATCGCGCTCGAGCTTGGCGAGCTTAGCGCTCAGCGAGAGGATCGTTGCCTCCGCAGTCGCCTCAGCCTTCGCCTCGGGCTCTTCGTCGCCCTCGGCCTTCGCTTTGCCCTTCGCCTTCGTCGACGCCTTGCCCTTCGCCTTTTCCTCGGGCTCGGGAGTCGACTCCTCCTCGTCCTCGAGAGCCGCGAGCGCCTTCTTCGCGCGCGCAGCCTCCTTCTCGTCGTCGCTCTCCGCTAGCTTGCGGAGCTTCGCGAAGACGTCATCACGATCTTCGGTCGCCATGGTGACCGCTCCTCTCTCCGCCGCCGCCGGAGCGGGGGCAGGTTGATCGCCCGCAGAGATGCGGGAGAAAAATTCGCTGTAGTCCTCGACGCGATCGGCGAGGCCCACCTGGACCGCATTCGCGCCCGAGAAGATCCCGGCGTCGAGGCCGGCAACGGCATCCGACGCAATCCCGCGCCGAGCCGCGACGAGCTCAAAAAACTGATCGGCGAACTCGTCGACGATCTTTTGGCGCGCCACGATAGCCGCACTGTCAACTTTTTCGTGCGGATTGCCGTCCGCTTTGCGCGCGCCGCTCTTGATCAAATGGAACGTGACGCCCGATTTCTTATCCGCCTCAGTGCAGTCGACGAGCGCATCGATCACGCCGATCGATCCGACGATCCCCGTCGAGGCAACCGAGATCTCGTCCGCCGCGCACGCAAGCGCATAGGCAGCCGAGCACGCCTGACCCGAGACGTGCGCGTGGATCGGAATGCCGTCGAAGATCGCGCGGAGCTCGCGCGACGCCTCGAAGCAACCGCTCGCGAGCCCACCCGGCGAATCGATGCGGAGAACGACAGCGCGCGGAGCCTCGGCAGCAAGCCCGCGCGCCCACGCGAGGATCTCCTCATACGAGATCGCGTAAGGATCGCAGTGAAGCGTCAGAGGACCTTGAATCCGGAGGACCGCGACGCCTTGAACGATCTCCGGCGCGGGCCTCTTCGGCGCCGCGACAAGCATCCCAAACGCCCGCGGATCGAGCGCGCAAATTTCATGAGGCTCGAAGCGTCGCAGCTCCATCACGCCACCTCCCTGATGCCGACCGGGCGCCCCGTGAGGCTGCGGACCGGCACGCCGAATCGATCGCAGATCTTCTCGATATCCGGCTCGAGGCCGTGCCCCTCGAGCGCCTCCGTGAGAAGCGTCACCGCGTTTGCTGTCGTGACGAGGGCCGAGGCCTCGCTGTTGCGATCCTTCGGCGGCGTGACGTCCCACTCGACGGCGGCGCCGTCCTCGAGGGCGTCCTCGCCGAAGCGAGTCACGATCCAGATCGGGAGGCCTTGCGTGTTGATCGTATATGCGAGATCATCCGCGGTTTGCTTGATGAGGTCCGCGCGGATCGACTTGTGCACGTCGGCATTCGCGAAACCGGTCCCGCCCGTCGTCGTGACGGTCTGCCCCGCCACGGTGACGATCATTTCCTCGTTCTGCTCGCGGATCGTCTCACGGAAGCTATCCGCGCCGCGGCCGTTGCTCTCGAGGAGCTTGACGTCATATCCGGGCGTCAAAGCGAAGACCGTGTTGACCCCCCAAGCCATCACTTGGCGGAACCACGAGAGCCGCTGAGTCTCCTCCGCGCCCATCGGCGCAGTCGCGACGCGCGCCGGGTTGGCGAGCTTGCCCTCCCAGTTGTCGCGATGCTCGCGAGCATGCTCTTTCGTGATGTATGCGCGCCCGATAGCGCGCCAAAGGCCGTGCTGCCAAGGGGCCATCCGACCGCCCGGCGTGTGGAGCACCCACCGACCATCCCCAGGAGTGATCGGGATCTCGCCAGCGACGCTGCGAAAATACCAGCGGTTCTCGCTCCAACTGAACCTCAAGAACTCGGGATCGAGCCGGACGAACACCGGATAATCGCGCCCCGCCACCGGGACGAGCTCGCCGACGCCGACGCCGAGGAGGATCCCGTCAGCAGCGAGCGATGCAAGCTCGCTCGCGGGAAACATCTCCTCGAAAACCGAGCGAGCGGCGATCGGCCCCGACTCGAGCGCCGAGACGATCTCGGGCCGCCCGCGGAATCGCTTGGGCAGCCGGACAAGCCCGCTCGTCCGCGTCGACAGGACGCCTGAGAGGACGCCGTCCTTGCGAGCCGCCCGCATGAGGCGAGCTGCACCGGCGATGTTGCCCATGTCCGCGCTGATCTCGGCGCTCTCAAGATCGTCGAGGTACCACCTCGTCTGCGAGGCAGGGATCGGTTGGATATTCCCGCCTTGCGCCTTGCGCAGGCGATCGACGGTCGCGTCATCCGGGCCGAAGGACGCGGCATTCGCGCCCACGTATGCGCTCACGCCGAGAAGCGCAGCGACACGGAGCCCGATCTGTTGCCTGAGTCCCACGCATAAATCATGGACCGGCTTTTTTCGCTATCCGCGCAACTTCGCCCCGTAACCTAGGTCGATCCAGTTACGCGCGCGCGGCGTATCTGCTTTTGACCCATCGATCAGCGGGGATCCCGTAGTTATCCTCGAGGATCTTTTTGTGCTCGGGTAACGGCGCCGTTTCGCCCGACGCCCACCGGGACACCTGGGATTTGTGCACGCCGCACCGATCCGCGACGAACTCCGCGTTCGTCCGCTGAAGCACCCGGACGAGCGTTCGGCGCGATTCACTCATAGAACGAGCAGTAGGGCTGAGGATAGGAGGGGGTGCTGATGCAATACTGCGGACTACCGAGGCCGGAGTTCGGGCAAGGGTCGCCGTCAGGGTCGCACGCGACGCGGCAAGCGTGGGCGATGCACAGCATGCCCTGGACGCAGTCGGTATAGCCTGTAACGAGCGAGTGGGTGCACCATCCAGCCATAGCGTCGTGCCGATTTCCCCACTCGTTCACGCAGATCGCGCGGCCGAAGCCGCCGCTCACGCGCTCGCGGATGCACGTCTCGTTGGAGTACGTGCAATTTTGCGAGACGAGATCGCACTCGTCACCATCGACGTAATAGCGCCACGGCTTCTCGTCCTCGGGATCGGGCTCGATAGGGTCGGGATCGCCGACGCCATCGTCGTCGTCGTCGTCGTCCCCCGGAGGATCGACAGCGCCATCGTCGCTCACTGAGGCGTCCGATGGAGCAGCGCCGGCATCGCCGAGCTCGAGATCTTCGCCGACGTCGATCGAATCGCAGGCGAGGAGGAGAGAAAGAGCGAGAAGGAGGAGGTAGCGCATAATCAATATCATACCACTCACCTATGACGCCGAAAAGCCCGGCGCCCGGCGTAAGGATCGATTGTCGGCATCACTTCGTCTTCTTGCGCATCGCGCGCCGGCTGCGCCTCCTGCCGCAGCGACAGCGGCTCCCAGCACGCGAGCGAGAGCGCGTCGTATCGGTCCGGAGAGCGGCCGAGAAGCTTTTTGATCTCTTTTTTCGGAGTCACCTTCAAACGGCCGTTGTAGTGCTGGTGCCACTCGAGCGAGTGGAGCTCCGCAGCAAGGCGCGTGTCCTCGGGGATTTGGCCGCCATCCTTGAACCACGCCTCGAGGTTTGCGGCGAGCGCGTCGCGCTGGCGATCGTAGACAAGCGGCTGCCGCTGCGAGCGATCCGAGGCGCGGACTGGGACGAGCTCGATCGCGTCGCGGTTCGCGTCGCGATATCCGCGGAGATGGCCGAAAAGGTTCCCCCCGATCTTGCCCTCCCGGTCGAACACCACCACGGGAGTCTCGCGCGGGAGTTTGTGTTTGCGGACGAGCCCAAGGATGTGCCCAAGGTGCCCCTCCTCGTCGAGGCCGCGCGCCGTGACGAGCTCGATCACGCGGAGGCCGCGGCGAACGCAGAAGGCCGACTCATCGCCGGTGCCGGTCGCGCCCGCTGGGTCGACGCCGATGTAAAGGCGGCCCGACGCGGGGCGCATCCCCGAGCCGTCGCAGACGTCGCACACGCGATCCCGCACGCGACCCACGCCTTCGCACGGATCGCACGTCGACTCCTTCCACCGCCGCTCCGCCTCGGTGATCGTATGCACCGAGAAAATCTTGCCGTCTTCGTTGAGGGCGAACTCGCCGCGGACGCGCACGCGATAGATCGGCGAGTCTTCGCCCCACTCCTCGCGCTTTTCCTCGATCCACTCGCGCGTCGCGAGCCCAGGGATAATGAGCTTGCCCTCGATGACGTTCGGCGTCTCCTCGCTCGAGATCTGGATCGTCTTGTAGAGCTTCGATTTTCCGTGAAACGCCTCGAAAAACTCCCCCATCGTCCGAGTCGGGTTGGAAAACAGCACGATTCGAGCTCCGCCCGCGCGGTTGCCCTCGATCGCCTCGAAAATAACGTCCGGAACGCCCGATGCCTCGTCGATGATGTACAGCAGGTTCCGACCCGAGATCCCGGCGACGGCTTCGGCTTCGCGCGCCGTAAATCCGACGATCTCGCGGAAATCGTCAGACTTGAGCCCAGTTCGCGCGAGCTGCCCGATATCGCCGTCGATAATCGCGGAATGCGGGCACGGGCGACCGATTCGGCGGCCGTCGGGATCGATTCGCTTGCACTCGACGCACGCACCAGAACGAGCGCGCATCATCTGGAGCTCGCGCCATAGGATCTGGTCCACCTGGCGGGACGTCGTCGAGCTCATAACGACGCGCGCGTCGGGGAATGAGCAGTAATACCACAGGGCGACGCCCGCTGCGGTATGGCTCTTGGATACTTTATGGCCGCTCGCGACGGCTACGCGGGGATGATCCCGAACGGTCTCGATCACCTCGATCTGCTTGCTCCACGGCTCGACGCCGAGCACCTCGCGGAAAAACGCGACCGGATCATCACGGTACTTTGCCGAGGGCCAGCGGACTGACGATGACTCCTCGAGCATCGCATGGAGCGCAGCGAGGAGGTCCCCGGCGACAGTCATCCTCTTTGGTTTCGACGCGGGCTGTCGACGGCGCGCGACCTCCGCTCGGATCGACGTCGTCACTCCGCCTCCCTCTCGAGCTCCTCGAGCGCCTCGGCCATGGCGCGCGCCGCATCGGGAAACGGGCGGACGGCCTCGAGGATCGCAGCGCGCGCCCGGCGCCAAAAGGGGGCTGCCTTGACCACGCGGTCCTCGTAGAGCTCCGCATCCTTCTCGATCCGCGCGCGAATCGCGTAAAACTTGCCCGCCGTGTCGCTGAGCTTGATCCGCTCGGACGGCATGAGGTTCTCCTCGCGCATTTCCTCGAGGAGATCGATCTCTCGATTGACTCCCTCGATCGTCGTGAGACGGCCTGCACCCAGCGATGGGGGCGGAACCGCAGCCGGGGCCGGCGCGGGGACGGGGTTACCTGCGGGCGGAACGCTCGGAGTAACCTGGGATCCGGGCGCGAGATCCCACGCGCCCGCCGGAATCCCGAAGGTTTCCTCGAGCACGCGGCGGCCAGCGGCGGAGGGGCGCTTTTTCCCGCTTCTCCACTGACTTACGAGCGGTCCGCTCACTCCGCAGGCATCGGCTACCTCCGCGCGTTTGACGCGGAGCTCCAAAAGTAGCCGCTGACCCTCAGTTGACGCTTTGTTAGACTGCCGTCCTGACATTTCCCTTCAAATTCCGCTCTCACTGTATTATTACAGTATATCTAAACTAGTGTTACCGACATTTTGTCAATTTTTGCTCCGGTTTTCTCGCTTTCGCCCGGACGGCCATCAGCGCACCCACACTGTAGGCCACGGGTACAGTGACAGCGGAATTTCTGGCCCTCCCCCTTGAATTCCGCTCCCGCTGTAACGCTGGAAACCCCTCATAGCCCCTCCGATAACTGCCACAAGCGGTCCGTGCGGAGCCTCGTCTTGCTCAGAGTGGCTCGCGCGCGGTCGCGGATGGCTAGATAGGGGTTCTCGATCGGCGCGCCCGTGCGCGGATGGAAGACGATTGAGCCGTGCTCGCTGATATTTGCCTGGGCCTTGACGTATTCGACGAAGACGTCCGCATACATCGCGATATCAGCAGCCGATGATCGCGGGTTGTCCTCGGTCAGCACAGAAACCGCCGTCATTTTGTCCATCTCTTCACCTTGCTGAAGACCTCGAGTTTTTCGGGTTCGAACGCCGCGCTCACTCGCGACGCCGCGTAGACGTCGCCATTGGACGCGTCGTCCTCAAGCACGGGGAGCTCGGCCTCGATCGACCGGACGAGGTCAAAATCCGGCCCACCCTCGGTCACGTCGAGCTGCTCGAAGCGCGGGTTGAAATTGAGATTCATCGAGCCGCGGAGGAGAACGCGGAGCCCTCCGCCCTCGACGGTCGCGATCTTCGCGTGATTGGTCACATATCGGACGCTCTCCGCACCGAAGTTCGCTTTCCACTGCGCGATCAGCGCATGGTTTTTGTTCCTCGCTCCGCCGTCGATGACGAGGAGCGCATCCTCGAGGCGTGCATCACGCAGCATCTCCGTGAAGACGACCACCTCGTACTCAGCGATCGTCCACGTCCAAAGCGAGATGCGCGACGGGCCGAGCTCGTCGAGGACATGCGAGATCGCGTCGAGCATAGAGAACTGACCGCGCGTCACGGCGAAGACCGACATCCCAGGCTCCACCGGACCAATGCAATCCGCGGCCGAGCGAAACGACTCTACGGCGCGGAGACGGCGTCCAGCGACCGATGAGGCCCTCGGCTTGCGCGAGCTCATAACCAGCCTCCCTCGATGAGCGCGGAGACCTTACGCTCGCGCTCGGCGATCTCACGCGGCACGCCACGCGTTCGTATCGCGCGGAGCACGTCCTCGTCCCGCTTGGCGCCGAGCGCGCGGGCTGCGCACGGATCG